CGTACAAAGCGGCGCAAATTGGAATGTCGCCGTACAAGCTCCCTCCCCCCACGCCCACTGCCGCTATCCACTTCGTCCAGTCTTGTTTCTCGCATAAAGCGAAACTGTCCTTAGCGAAAGCGTTATCTGGGCCGCGAACCATGATCCAGCCGTCGACAACCCTTACGGGTTGACTTTGGCAGAACGTCAACCTCTCGAACATATCGACGAATCCAACTGTGGTCTCGCCGTACGTCTTGATATTGTCATCGTCCTCCATTTTAATGGTAAAACCATGGTCGAGGAAAAAGCTCTCAATGCCTTGCAGCCTGTCCAAACATCTGCGTTCCATGATGATCACGCAGTCGTCGCCATTGTTGACTAGGTGGTACCGAAACCTGCCATTGACAAAGCAGTCAACTAGTCCACACATCAGAAGACAGTTGCCTAGTCCAGTGTTCATGTCACCGGAGCACCTGCCTCCCTCCTTTGTGTAGAGGACACGCTTGTCATCACAGAATATCGTACCATTCGTCGTCAACTGCTGGTTGAGCAACCACCTGAGCTCACCCGTGCCAAAAATCTTATTGTAGCACGAGTGTTCACAGCGTAGTGCCTCCTGGCTGACGTGTTGGTCGAACCGGCTGGCATCAATGCCGATTGCCACCGGATGGTGGAAAGACTCCCACTTTTGTCTGATAGCATTCCCACACTGCACCGGGTCCACCCCTTTCATTACGATTGGGGAGTCGTCCACAGTGCCGCACACTTGGGCGATGGCACGGTAAATATCATGCTCGACCGCCCGCGTGTAGCACCCCAACGCAACATTGTACTTTGGGGACCTGGGTTGTATCAGTCGCGGGGCGGGGTCAGACTTGGGGCCTGCCTCCTTAAACATTACTTTCTCGTTCTTAACAAACGAACGCACTCGGGCGTCACGATGGGTTATGCCCTCTCGGGCCAGGGCGACCGCGGCGCTCTGGTACAGCTTGCGCTTGCTAGGATGACATTGGGCAACAAATTGTCCTGTTGTCATCTTCCAGCGTGGGCCAACTGCATCAGCCACCTTGGACATAAACCTGCCCATCGTAACAAAACTTCCCGGGGCGGGGAGCGGGGGCGGAACGAGATTATCGCCCTCCTTTACTGTAAATATACGCTCCTTCACTGCCCTCAGTGCGTTGGGTAAATTATGATTGTGGTTTCCTACTATATTACAGCTGTTAACCGCGGCTAATTGCACGCTCCTACGGGTGCGTGATATCTTTTTGCCACGGCCGTCAGTCACGGCAATCCCCTCACAACACACAGTTTTCACCCTTGTCGTGAAGCCGTGCACCACGGCCGGGCTGACCTAGTAGGCCTGACCCACATGTACTCGGTCGAATGCATCGTACTCAGTTTTCACGTGGTACGCGTTACATGCCAACCTAAGCAGCAGATCAAGCCGATTGTTCAGCTCGGGGCGGAGCACCGGAATGCCGTCCACTGTCGGGGTTTTACCCTGGATATACCGCTCAATGACTTTACGCATGTAGTTCCGCAACATGTCATCGTCAATCCCCGGAATACACCTGGGGTTTTCGAATTTGCAGAACTTCACGCACTCAGCCACATGAACTAGCAATCCATCAGAGTACCTCAACACTCGTCCGCCTTTAAAATTTTGGCCAAACCAGTATTCGAAGTCCCTGTCCGACATCCACCACAGTGCCTTCCTGGCACATTCCCTCCACCAATCACGCACCTCAACGGCGCACAGGTCATTTCCCTCACCATACCAATCTGATGCCACCAGGCAGTGTGTCCACTGCTGGGCCGCGAGTCTCGCGTTCCGCATTGGACTCCACACCGCCGGCGAGAAGATCTGATGGAGGGACCTTATGATCCGTTGAGCGGTCATGGGGCTTTCTGGCGAGTACACACAGTATACACCGTATATAACCACACCAGGCCACACAGGCCACCGACCGGCCGGCACCTCCCTCTTGAGGCAATTGGTCAACGCACGATAGATACCTACATCTATGGCGCTCCCACTTGTGTCCGCAAGGGTAGACGCGGCACGGCCGCCTAGCTCGTCAAGCCCCCTGGCCCCCCGGGGCGCAAACCCGGAGTAAAGCTTCGACGCCAGCACCAAGGTGGCAAACTTGATGCTGACGCCTAGCTCTGAGATGCGATTGCTCGCACCCCAACAACCAGCAATGAAATCCATTGCTGGAAGGACTACCGTTCTTTGACATCAAACGGGGCAGTTCG